GTGGTGTTGGTGATGGCATTCCTTGTAGTAATTTATATTTTTCTCTTAACCAACTCAACGCAAATTGAGCTCTATCTCGCCATTGAGCGGATCCTACTAATTCAGTTAATGTTTGTAAACTTTCTGCCATATATTATTTAGTCTTCAACTCATATTCAGTTAAAATTTTAAAATTCCATTGTTTATGCTTGCAATATACTTCTGCTGCTTTCCATTTTGCTTGATTAACTCCCCATGCTTTTACTTCTTGTAAATAATATTTTGTTTTATTGGTAGTTAATTTTTTAGGAGGCTTTGTTTGTTTTTTAGGTTTAATTTCAATTACTGTTTGTTGTATTTGTCCATCATGTTTTTTAATTTTTATCCAAAAGTCTGGATAATATGTATGCATTTTATTATCTATAGGTGATTTATAAGGAATTTTTAGTTCTTCGCTCGACCATTTGATTATATTAGGAGTTGTGTCGCAATATATCATAAAATCTCGCTCCCACGAACTTCGATAAATAACATTCATAGTATTACCTTTATACTTTGAACGATTTTTTGGTTTATATCTACCTTTGTAAGCCATATAAATATTCAAAACGTTTTTATATATTTATTGGACTAATATGGCACGACCACAACAAGCAATATCGCAAGCAATGCGAAAAGTTAACTATCAATTTCCAGATTCTCTAGGTAATGAACAGGCGGGGGATCATCATTATATGATTTTTGATGCATATAAATCTGGATTTTTTCAAGGTCATGAAACAGATTCTCAACCTAATTTGAGTGTTGCTTTATATATTCCTCCTGGAGCTTTAAAGACACAATACACATCAAAATATGAAACTCTTGAAGGTGGTCAATTTGTTATAGAGGGTTTAAGAAACCAGCAAGCTTCTCCTGGTGTGCATGGTACTGGAGGTGGTGACATTCATGATACGAATGTAATGCAGCAGTTACTTAGTGGAGCTGCCGCGTTGGCTGAGCAGGCTAGCGAAGGGTCGACGATCAAAGGAAATCTTGCCCACACAATGGCGTCAAAAGCTCTTTCCGGTAGTTCTTCAGCACAACAAGCTATGGTAGGGACAGGAGTAGCAGCCAATCCTTATTTAACTGTCTTTTTTAAAGGTCCCGGAGATTTTAGAACACATTCTTTTGGTTTTGATTTTATTGCACGTAATCAACAAGAATCAATACAAATTAACAATATTGTTAATGAATTAACTAAAAGAATGTTACCTGGTAAATTTGAGACAAAGAATCATTCATACTTTTTAAAGTATCCTGATCAATTTCGAATAAATTTTTATATTAATGGTGATATTACAAATAGAAATAAAATGTTTTTTATAAAAAGATCTGTATTAACATCTATTAATGTTGATTATGCTGGTCAAGGAATTCCTGTATTTTTTAAAGATGTTGGGCAACCTTTTAACATAAAAATGGATTTATCTTTTCAAGAACTAACTCTTATTACAAGAGAAGACATAGGTAAGGCACCAACAACGTAATGGATAAGAATAATGTCACAATATTTTAATTTTTTCCCAAAACTTGATTACGATATATCTGGTAAATTGCCTATACAAACAACTCGAGTAGTTGATATTTTTATGAGGCAACAATTATCAAACAAACTTAAAACAGAAGCAGTAGTTTATTATCCTTATAGTATTCAAGATGGAGAACGTCCAGATATACTTGCTTATAATTATTATGGTGATGTTAAATTTACATGGATAATTTTTTTTGCAAATGATATAATAGATCCTTATTTTCAATGGCCACTGCACTCAAACGAATTTAGAGATTATATAATTAAAAAATATGGATCTGTTACGAAAGCGAAAGATACTGTTCATTGCTATCAACAATTAATAAGAGATGAAACATCTACTAATTATAGTGGTGTAACATATGCAACAGATAAAATTTATTATAAAGTAGATTATACCACATATCAAGCTTTAAATGGTAATGAGAGATTATTAGTTTCAAAATTTGATTATGAAACTAATTTAAATGACCAAAAACGGAGCATACAATTAATAGAAGATACTTATGTTGTGGGTATTTTTAATGAAGCAAGAAAGGCTCTTACATAATGAGTACTGCCGGTGTTAGAAATTATGATATTCATAAAATGTTACTGTTTTCTAATAATTTTCAAACAAATCCGATTGATATATCTCGGCTATTTTTGAATGTAACCTTTAATGAAAATATATTTACACCACATCTAGCTGGTAGTATTTCTATTAGTGATCAAGATGGGTGGTTAGAGGCTTTACCTATATTAGGAGAAGAACATCTTTTACTTGATATTGAACCAACATCAATTACTGCTATACCTCCTCCACTGCAATATCCTAATGAAGCATTAAAAGGTTATTTTCGCATTTATAAAATATCTCCTCAAGAGCGAGGCCAAGGAAAAGGATCAACTTATTCTTTATCCTTTGTTTCCACAGAATATTTTCAAAGTCAAAAAACGAAAGTGTTTCAAACTTATAAGGAGAAAAAAATATCATCTATAGTACAAGAATTGTATGATAGATATATTAAAAAGAATATCAAATCTGAATATCAAAAAGAAATAGATATTGAACCAACGTTAATGTTAAAAAATTATGTGGTGCCAAATATTTCAGCAATTAAAGCGTTGTTAAATTTAGCCAAAGAAGCTTTGTCTGAAAAAATAGAAAATGCTCGAGGTGCAATTTATGTGTTTTATGAAACTACAGAGAAATTTCATTTTAAATCATTAGAAACATTAATGTCACAAAAATCAAAACGAAAGTTTTTATATCAGCCTAAAAATATGAATACTGAAGAAGCTGGTGAACGTAAACTGTTAAGTGAAGCAAAGTTTGGGATAGATTTATTTACTATTATACACTCGTTTGATGTTTTGCAAAATATGCGAAAAGGTATGTACGCATCAAAGTTAATAACTTATGATTTTGAACGTATGTCTTATGAAGAGCATACTTATAGCTATATTAATCCTTCACTTACAAAAAGAGAGCAACAGCATTTACCAACAGGAGATACAGTTACAATAGAATCTGATGGAATAGAATCTTCTATCAATTCACATGTTGATAGAGGAAAAAAAATGACTGAAAGTTTGTTATGTACACAAAATATGGAATTACTAACAAATTCTGATAGTAATATTACATTCCAATCTACTGATCAGCATCAGGATCTATATTTTGAAAAAAATCATACTAGAGCGGGTGGGTTTAAAGAACCGGGTATAAAACCAAAAGGCATTGAAGATTGGGTATTACAACGTTCATCTCAAATGCAGCAATTACGTAATATTCAAGTTGAAGTATTATTATCTACAGGAGATGCATCATTGCATGTTGGTGATATAATTGAATTAGATATTCCTTCTGAAATATTGATAGATAATAGTGGAAATATGTCCAATAAGTATTATAGCGGAAAATATTTAATTTCCGCTATCACTCAAGTGATTAGTCCATCAGACGGTTTTGAGACAACATTATCATTATTAAAAAATTCACTTGAAACTGTTCCAGATAAATTTAATAAAGAGATTATAGAAGAAACAAAATCTTTTAGTAAAACTATAGGGTTGGAAAAAGCTATAGAATTTAAGAAGTTAAAAAATAAAATTCGAGGGTTTGGTTCAATAAGAACACCAACAGCTATTGTTGCCATAAAAGGTTAGAAGTTAAGGAGAAGATATATGAGTTTTATGGGTAAAGATGGTTTTATATGGTGGATTGGTGTTGTTGAAAACAGAAAAGATCCATTATATTTGGGGAGATGTAAGGTCCGTATTTTGGGTTGGCATACTAAAGATAAAAATGATATGCCAACAGATGAATTACCTTGGTGTTTTCCAATACAACCAATAACTTCAGCTGCTCAAACTCAAGTTGGAACAACTCCATTAGGTCCAGTAGAAGGTACATGGGTTATTGGTTTTTATAGAGATGGTGAAAGAGCTCAAGAACCTATGATGTTTGGTACACTTGGTGGTATTCCACAAAAAGTAGCAAACTCACGGGAAGGATTTAACGATCCTAGAGGTGAAGCTGCTTCTGATTATGATCCAATATCATATCATCCTGCAAATAAAACAGTAACATTAAATATTGAAGATAGTTCAAATTGGCCTCGAGATCCAGATTATGATAATTCAATATATAGTAAACAGGGAGGAGTCTCAGTAATTGCTAATAGAGAAGCCCCATCAACTTATCCAGACGACCGTTATATAAGACAACCTACAACTAATATACTTGCTCGAGGTAATGCAGATACTACAGCTCAAGTTCAAGATGATCCAAATGGTCAATTTATTGGACAAAGTATATTAAAAATAAAAGACAATTTAAGAGATATTAATGTACCGCGCTCTAAAGGAGGAGTAGCAAGAACAGATAAAAGTTATAACGAACCATCTACTTTTTATAATGCATTATATCCTTATAATCATGTACAACAATCTGAAAGTGGACATATATTTGAAATTGATCTCT